CAAAAACCCTGTTTTATACAGGGTTTTTTTGTGGTTGACGTATAATACGCCTTTTGCTATAATATGTACATAGAGCAACAAAAAAGGACCTAAAATGCAGTACACGTTGATTACAAAAACGGGCAAAGTCATGCAATTTTATGTCAAGTCTTTAGCAGACACTTATCAACTCAATCTGGGAGGTGTCGTTTTTACACAACAAGTACTCAGCACTGAAACAGTGGTCAACAACCCAGTTGACCGATAATTGCTCTTTTGCTATAATATACACATAGACAGCAACAACAAGGAGTTAAAATTGAACGCAATTCGTATCAAAAACGGTGTTTACCGCAATCGTCCTGTCAACAACATCAGCTTCAAACTTGTAAAAGGTTACACTTCTGGAGCAAAAGGCAATTATGTAACTGTGGATTCTGATGGCTACTTTGGCCCAGAGTTTAAAACTGTTCGCATCCGCGTAGATGCAATTGAAGATTTTGAATACATCAATGGAGAAAATATGGAGCAACAATCAGCACCCGCTGTTCCTGTAGTAGAAGAAACTGACGAGCAAGCAATCAACCGCATCCGTGAGCGATTTGACATTTTGACTGAAATGACAAAGGCAACAGTGAGCGGTGACATTCGTGCTATGATTGTAAGTGGCCCTCCTGGCGTGGGCAAGAGCTTTGGAGTTGAACAAGAAATCGAAAAGTCTTGTTTGTTTGACAAATTGGCTGGCAAGCGACTTCGTGCAGAAGTTGTCAAAGGCAGTGCTACCCCAATTGGCTTGTACCAGACACTTTACAAATTCTCCGACGAAAATTGTGTTGTGGTGTTTGACGACTGTGACAGCATTTTGCTAGATGATGTTGCTCTTAACTTGCTGAAAGGTGCATTGGACTCTGGCAAGAAGCGTACCATTTCGTGGTTGAGTGAGAGCAGTGCTCTACGACGTGAAGGTATCCCAGAGCGTTTTGAATTCAAAGGCAGTGTGATTTTTATCACCAACTTGAAGTTTGACAAAATGAAGTCGCAGAAGCTCAAAGATCACTTGGATGCATTGCAGAGTCGTTGTCACTATTTGGATTTGACACTGGACACCATGCGTGATAAGATTTTGCGTATTCAACAAATTGCCAAAGACGGCGTGTTGTTTGCAGACTATGACTTTGAAGAAGAAGCACAAAAAGAGATTATCTCTTTTATGGATACAAATCAAAATCGTCTGCGTGAGGTGAGCTTGCGTATGGCATTGAAGATTGCAGACTTGCGCAAACTGAGTTCCAACAATTGGATGCGTTTGGCAGAAACAACTTGTATGAAAGTTGCTTGAACAATTTAACTCCAGGGTAGACAATCTACTCTTTACAGCAGGTATTAGTAAAATAGTACCTGCTTTTTTTTGACTTTGCTGTTTAAATAGTGTATAATATAGAATGGATATGCATATTGAACTTAGTAAAAATCTCACTTTGCAATTTCGGCTTTTAGACTCACCGCTGGCAGAGCTATGGCTGGAAAGAATGAGTCAACGAGATCAGTACCCGCTTGATCATCCAGCTAGATTTTACGGGTTTGACTCAATGGATACCGAAGCAGTTCGTGCTACAAAAATGATAGTCGATTGTATAGACACAATCAACTCACATCAACACATTATTACAAAACCATTTACAACAATACATGACCAAGACTGTTTAAATTATTTGCATCACATATTCGAAATATATCATGGGATGTTAGATAAGCAGGATAATGATTACTGGATTAATGCTCCGGACGCTGTCAAAAAAGCACTCGCAGAATTAAATTTGGCAGTTCATAGATGCGAATCAGTATATCAAGGAGCAAAGCCTAGATTTGTTTGTACTTGGTTTGGATTACCAAAAACTAAAAGACTACCGGCTGGCATCATAGAAAAATATGGAACATTATCATTGACATTTGGAACCGTGTATATAAATTATGTTGAAATTGGAAAGACATTAGCAGATCTGGCACACGACAATGATAATTATATCGACGACGATGCATTTAAACCATTTGATTTTTATAGTGCAGACTTTGTTGTGAGATTTAATACAGTATCCGCCCAACAAACAACTATCAAATTAATAGAAATGGAAAAATACTTTAACAAACATAAAGACTTTTTTCAAAGTAGAGGCTATAATACATTCGATCATGAAAAACTCCTGCCATATCATTTACCAGTAGCCCAATTAGTTGAAACAATGCCGCAAGAACAATTACTCAAACAAATACAACAACAACAATATATTAACAAAGTATATTTTAAATGAAAACAGCCACAATCATAATCCGAGACGAAGTCAATATCAAAATTGAAGGGCTTGAATTAGATGCACGCCGTGCATTGGTCAATGCTTTCAAATATGATGTGCCCGGTGCTCGATACTTGCCCGCAGTGCGACTAGGCAGATGGGACGGCAAAGTCAGTTACTTCCAATTGGGCGGCAGTACCTATGTGAACTTGCTGCCAGAGATTGTGCCCATCCTTGAAAAGTTCAACTACGACATTGAGCTAGACGATCAGCGCACATACTCAACCACATTTGACTTTGACCACATCAAAGAAGACTCATTTGCTCACAAGGTATGGCCCAAGACACATCCTATGGCAGGACAACCTGTGGTGTTGCGTGACTACCAAGTGGAGATTATCAATGCGTTTCTTGGCAACCCACAATGCATACAAGAAGTGGCCACGGGTGCTGGCAAGACACTAATGACAGCGGCACTGAGTTTGAGCATTGAACCGTATGGTCGCAGTATTGTTATTGTGCCCAACAAGAGTTTGGTCACACAGACTGAAGCAGACTACATCAACTTGGGACTGGATGTGGGTGTGTACTTTGGTGACCGAAAAGAGATTGGTCGTACACATACAATTTGCACGTGGCAAAGTTTAAATGTGCTGATGAAAAACACAAAGAGTGGTGTAGCAGATGTCACTATTCAAGACTTCATCGAAGATGTTGTGTGTGTAATGGTAGATGAAGTACACATGGCCAAAGCTGATGCGCTCAAAACACTGTTGACCGGCATCATGTCTAGAGTGCCGATTCGGTGGGGGTTGACCGGAACTGTGCCCAAAGAGCCATTTGAGTTTCAAGCATTGAAGTGTAGTTTAGGACCTGTTATCAATCAGCTCAGTGCCAGCGAATTGCAAGATCGCGGAGTGTTGGCACAATGCCACGTGAACATTGTGCAGTTGGTGGACCATGCTGAATTTTCAAATTACCAAAGCGAATTGAAGTTTTTATTAGAAGAGCCAGATAGATTATCGGCTATTGCCAACTTGGTAAAGCATGTCAATGACACAGGCAATACATTGGTATTGGTAGACCGTGTGGCAGCAGGCCACGCCTTGATCGAGCGCCTGGGCGATCAAGCTGTATTTGTATCAGGTGCAACCAAAGCAGGAGCAAGACAAGATGAATATGATGAAATTGCAACAAGCACTGGGAAGATTATTGTGGCGACTTATGGTGTGGCCGCTGTGGGTATTAATATCCCTAGGATTTTTAATCTGGTTCTTCTTGAGCCCGGAAAGAGCTTTGTCCGTGTTATACAATCAATTGGGCGAGGTATTAGGAAAGCGGAAGACAAAGACCACGTCCAAATCTGGGATGTGACCAGCACCTGTAAGTTTGCCAAACGACACTTGACCAAACGAAAAGTATTTTACAGAGATGCCAACTATCCCTTCTCACAAGAAAAACTAGAATGGAAATAATGGTTGTAATTTTTAACAAACCTGCTATAATAACAACATGCGTATATTAACTTTAGATAAAAACGAACCATTTGATCTTGACCATCTTCCTGAAGAAGTAGATGATATGAGATTTGCTATTTTTGACAATAGCGATCCCAAAGATCCTGACTATCATTATATTCCTTTGATCTTTCTTGAAAGTTTTAATGCGCCTGCACTGGTATTAAAAATCGGCAACAACAAAATTCGTATGCCCATGGACTGGCAAATTCTTATTGGCGAACCGGAAATAGGTGATCTTGAAGTGTTGCCACTGACCAGTATCAACGATCGCGGGTTCAAAGTATTTCAGTTCAACCCATTGAGCAGTTTTAGACCCAGCTTTCCAGATATTGAAATTGTAGATGTTTATCACGAAGTGGCTTGGTATGCTCCCAAGTTAAAAAACGGGCAAATGTTGTGCGTTCCTATCACAGATGGACCAGAGCCCGAGTGCGTTTATTTTGTCAAAGACATTAGCCGTAACTGTGAAATTGTAGACTACAGCAAGGCCTGGTAATGAGCGACAAGTTGAACATTGGCAACGAAATGCGACAGTTGGATCGCAAGAACAGAAACTTTTATCAAGAGCTGACTGACGAAGAACGCAAAAAGTTTTCGACATTTTTAATGATCAGATGGGGCAGTTCAGTAGAAGGTTCACCGGAACTGCAACAGTTCTATCTCATTGCCACCAATGAACGGCTCAACAAGCATTTCTTTACACTGAGCAAGCACCCAGAACTGCAATGGCTATGCGCCACCACTGTGAGTCCGGATATGGGCACTCCCAGGCATACTTGGATTGCTCCAAAGAAAAAAGAACCCGGTGCCAGCAGTATACGCAAGCAGTTGTCGGAACTGTATCCGCATATGAAAGATGATGATATTGCTGTGCTGGCATCAATGACAACCAAAAAAGAAATCGAAGAACACTACAAGTTGATGGGTCAAGAAAAGAAAAAATGAAGTACACTTGTCAGTTTTGTAAAAAAGATTTTGTTAAAGAAACAAGCCTCACTGTGCACAGTTGCGAGCCACGTAGACGTAGACAGGAACGTTCTGAACGTGGAGTGGAACTGGGGTTTCAAGCATACATCAAATTTTATGAAATGACGCAGGGCAGTGCCAAGTTAAAAACCTATGATGATTTTTGTAGCAGTCCTTATTACAAGGCTTTTGTCAAGTTTGGACGTTACTGTGTGAGCATACGTGCTATCAATCCTGCAAGGTTCATGGAATGGGTACTGAAACAAAACAAAAAGATTGACAACTGGTGTAGCGACACAGTTTACACAGAGTACTTGGCGTTTTATTTGCGTGTGGAAAATGTCGACGATGCATTGGCCCGTGCAATGGAGTTTGGTATTGATTGGTCAGAAAAAACAGGTAATCCACCGCATGATTGTTTACGCTATGGTGGAACCAATGCAATGGTGTATGCTGTCACAGCAGGACGTATCAGCCCTTGGATAATATTCAACAGTGAGTCTGGACAACATTTTTTAAGTGAGTTAAATCAGGAACAGATCGCTATAGTGTATCCTTATATTGACGTAGA